GTTTTGGCGCTTGCAGATATAGCGCAAGGGGTAGAGGCTAGGGCTAACGAGAAAGTCGCTGCAATCAAGGAATTGAACGCCATGCATGGTTTCAATGAGCCGGTAAAGGTGCAGCTGGGTGGCGAGATTGTCACCAGGGTGATACTTGCGGACATGGACGATGGCGACAGCGACGATTAAGCTACCAAAGAAGCTCCGGCCAGTCTTTGTTGGGCGGGCAGACGTTCGTTGGGCGTGTGGTGGCCGTGGCAGTGGTAAGACTCGCAGCTTTGCAAAGATGGCTGCGGTCAAGGGGTACCAGTTCGGCATGAATGGCACAAGCGGCATCATATTGTGCGCCCGCCAGTTTATGAACAGCCTTGAGGATTCCAGCCTTGAGGAAGTGAAGCGGGCAATTGAGGATGAGCCATTCCTCAGAGAATATTACGAGCTTGGCGAAAAGTTCATTCGCTCAAAAGATGGTCGAATCAGCTTTGCATTTGCTGGCCTTGATCGCAACATCGCATCCATCAAGTCAAAGGGGCGTCTGTTGCTGTGCTGGGTTGACGAAGCAGAGCCTGTCACCGGTGAAGCATGGGATACGCTGATCCCTACGCTGCGGGAAGAGGGCGAGGATTGGAGCGCTGAGCTTTGGGTAACGTGGAATCCAAAGCGCAAGGCTGCACCAGTCGAATCAAGATTCAGGTTTTCCGAGAGTGAGAACATCAAAGGCGTGGTGCTGAACTGGTCGGACAACCCCAAGTTTCCGGCAAAGCTAGAGCGAGACCGACAAGAGTGTCTAAAGTCAAACGCAGAGCAATATGCCCACATCTGGGAGGGAGATTACGCCACGACTCTTACAGGCGCATACTTCGCACGAGACCTGACGCTAGCCAAAGAGCAGGGCCGAATCGGCTTTGTTGCGCCCGACCCATTGATGACGCTGAGGGTGTTTGTTGACATTGGCGGTACAGGGGCCAAGGCTGACGCATTCTCAATGTGGGTGGCGCAGTTTGTGGGCCGCGAAATCAGGGTGCTGGACTATTACGAAGCTGTGGGCCAGCCATTGGCCACACACCTTGATTGGCTGCGCGGCAAGGGGTACACCTCAGAGCGTGCGCAGATATGGCTACCGCACGACGGCGCTATGCATGACAAGGTGCACGACGCCACCTACGAATCAGCGCTTACCCAAGCAGGTTACAAAGTTACTGTTGTGCCGAACCAAGGCAAAGGCGCGGCAAAGGCGCGGATTGAAGCAGCGCGGAGATTGTTCCCGTCGATGTTTTTCAATGACAAGCCAACAGAACCGGGACGTGCTGCGCTTGGCTGGTATCACGAAAAGCGTGATAATAACCGTGGTATTGGTCTTGGCCCTAATCACGATTGGTCTAGCCATGCCGCCGATGCGTTTGGTTTAATGTGCGTCAGTTATGAGATGCCAAAATCAAGCCAAGCCATGAAACCGATTAACTACAAGCGCGGGGTGCTTGCATGACACAGATTTACACTTACCCGGATGGGACGCAGGTTATAGGCTTGCCGCCCTTCCCCGAGCTGTCCCCAAAGCAGCGGGCCGAGCAGGCTATTAGGGAGCAGCAAAAGCGCAACGCTCAAAGCTTGCGAGAGTTTGAGCGATTTGAAATTGACGCGCCTTTTGGCTGCTTTGACGAGTTAGAAAAGGCGTGCCAAAAGGTCATTGCTGAATACTTGGCCGAAACAAAAGAGGCCGAACAAAAGCCAGAGCCAGAAAAGCCAAAGCGTGGCCGTCCACCAGTTAAAGCCGAATAAACCACAAAGGGCCGACATGGCAAAGATGACCGACGACACGCTGCTAAAGCATCTCCAAATCAACGAGGATGACGCGGCCCAATATGTGGACACTGTGGGCATCCAGCGACTGCATTCAATGCGCGAGTACTACCGTGAGCCATATCCAGGCGACGACGCGCTAGAAGGATGGTCTAGCATCGTCACCAGTGAAGTGCAGGACACTGTTGAGTGGATACTGCCTGAGTTGCTGGACGTGTTCACAACGTCAGACCAAGCCGTGGTGTTTGAGCCAAGCGGGCAAGAGGATGTGGAAGGTGCATCCCAGGCAACAGATGCATGCAACTACGTTTTCTACAAGCAAAACAACGGCTTCTTGTGTCTTTACACAGCTTTCAAAGACGCCCTGATTAGCCAAAACTGCGCGGTTATGTGGTGGAAGGCCCGAGAAGAAGTGCGCGACGTGCAGACATTGCAAGGCGCAACGCCTGAGATGCTTGCGATGGTCGAGGCTGACGGCTACAAGATAGAGAAAGCAACACCTATCATGGGCGCTGCTTTGCCGATGTACAACGCCCAGGTGTCGCGCATCATCCCCAAGAACAAGGTGTGCGTGACTGCTTTCCCGCCTGAGGAGTTGGTGATTAAGCGCAATTGGCCCACTCCTTTGCTGGAGGACTGCCCATATGTTGCCCGCGTGATGCAGGTCACATTGTCAGACCTGCGCAAGATGGGCTACACCAAAGTAACAGCCGCAGACTTGGCTGCATCTGACAATCAGCAGGGCGACGATCTTGAAGAGGACTACCGCGAAGAGCGTGTGGGCGGTTGGTATCAGGAAAACGGCGACGAGACCGACGCAGAGGATGAAAGCCTAACCACTGGCTGGCTGCGTATTGAGTACGTTCTTGTGGACTATGACGGCGACGGCATTGCCGAACGCCGGGTGATCTACCGCTTGGCAGACAAGATTCTGTCAAACGAGGAAACCGACCACGTTCAGATCGCAACCACTAGCCCGATGATTAACCCGCACCGCTGGGACGGCCTGAGCATTGCCGAGGTGGTGTCGGACATTCAGCGCCTCAAGACTGACCTGACCCGCGCTATGGTCAACGGTGCTAACTTGGCCGTAAACCCGCGCAAGACAGTGCTCACCGACCTTAACGGTGCGCCTTACGTCGATATTGATGACCTACTCGATTACCGGGTCGGCGGCATCATCCGTCAGACAAGGCCCGATGCACTGAGCGTAGAACCGACGCCTTTTAACGCTTCTGCCATTCTCCCCGTGCTGTCTTATGTTGACGACATGGCCGAGAAGCGCACAGGCGTGTCTAAGCAGCAGCAGGGGCTAGACAGCAACGCACTGCGCAATGACCGCACCGCGGCCGAGGTGATGATGACGGCCAATGCGGCCAAGCAACGGGTGAAGCTGATAGCGCGAATCTTTGCTGAAACGCTGGTCAAGCCCGTGTTTTTGGGCATCCTCAAGCTGCTTACTTCCGGCGATATGGAGGCGCTATCTTTCAGGCTGCGCGGTAAATTTGTGCAGTACGACCCTAACGAATGGCGTGATCAGTACGACATGACGGTGAATGTCGGCCTTGGCACTGGCGACAAGCCGCAGCAAATAGCGTTTTTCCAAAGCCTGATGCAAATGCAGCTTAACCTTGCACAGACGCCTTACGGTCAGTTGATGATTGACCCGCAAAAGGTTTACAACACTGTGGCAAAAATTGTTGAGCTGGGCGGGCAAAAGAACGTTAACGACTTTGTGACCAATCCGGAAGGCCGACCAATCCAGCCCCCAGGCCCGCCACCACAATTGGCGCTTGAGCAGGCTAAGATGCAGCAAGCAATGCAAATGAAGCAGCTTGATATGCAAGCCGATGCCCAGAAGTTCCAGGCGCAATATCAGCTTGATATGCAAAAGCTGCAACTACAGGCCGAAGCCAAACAGCGCGAAACGCAAATGCAGCTTGAGTTACAGGCCGAGAATGATCGCCGCGATTCAGAGCGCGAAGCCATGAAAGCGACGTATGAGGCCCAGCTAGAGAAGCAGCGTTTGGAGCTTGAGGCGTACAAAATCAACACTGACAATCAGACTCGCATCACCGTAGCGCAGATTGCCAAGATGGATGCGAGCGCGGCTATGGAGGTAGATATGCCGGGGCAAGCGCCTGCGCCCAAGCCTCATGACATCATGGCCCAAGCAGTGGCTATGCTGGCAGATAGCATGTCAAAGCCAAAGCAAGTGATTAGAGATCAAAACGGCAAAATCATAGGGGTGCAGTAATGGCAGATAACGTAGTCTTAAACCCGGGTGTTGGTGGTGATATTGTTGCCACAGACGATGTTGGTGGCGTCAATTTTCAGCGGATAAAGCTGGATGTTGGAGGTGATGGCGTAAGCAGCCCGGTTGTAGGGTCTTTGCCTGTATCCCCCGTGTCTGCGGCGCTTACCGAATACACGCAAGCGGGTGTTATCGCTATAAACACTGTGCTAGTAACCCTTGATTGCCTAAATTGGCGCTCTGCCTCAATCCAATGCACAAGCATGGGAACTACGGGTGTAGTAACCCCGGAATGGTCAAACAATGGCACAACATGGGTTGCTGCTACGATATTTACAGCAGCAGGGGCCAGCGCCACTACGTTTAACGCAGCTGGGCTTTGGGTGTTACCAGTGTTTGCAAGATACTTGCGCTTGAGGCTGTCAACCGCAACAACTGCAGGCACAACAACCCTAAGCATCCATCAATTTGATACGCCAGCCCAGGAATGGCTTGCTATTCAGCCCGTTGTTCATAATGGAGCTTTAGCTGGCGGCAACTCCAGAATCGGCAATGTTGGCAGTGCAGGCATTTGGTACGACGATAGTTCTACCGTATTGGCTGCAAATGCTACTTTCACAGGCTCCAGCCGTGATTTGACAGTAACTGCAACTGCAACAACATTTGCAAACGCTGCGACTTATGCAAAAGAGGTGCGCGTATCGGCAGAATCAGACCAATCTGGCACTTTGTGGGTGGAGTTTTCGCGGGACAATACAAACTGGCGTCGCACAAAGTCAGTTGCCACAGCCGCCGTCACTGGTGGAGGTCAGTTTGCCGAGATTGTTTTTAGGCCAAGCTGGCGCTATATGCGGGTTGGTTTTACAAACGGCGCGACGCTGCAAACTCGCTTTACTATTGGCTCAATCTTGATCGCTATTTGATATGACAGATCCAATTGATTTCCCAATATGCCCACTTTGTGGGAAGCCTGTCAACGTCAACACAGACGCGCACATCACAGATGTAAATGGCGTGGTGACGCACCACGAGTGCCCGCAGGATGACGCACCAGCGCAACAAGAGGAATAATGCTTCTTCTCTTTTCGCTTAACCTAACCGCTAAAACCCAGCCTGACGCGGGCGGTGGTGGTGGCGGTGGGAAGCAGCGCAAGATTTACTACCAGCCAAAGGCAGCGCCGCAACTGCCTAAGCGTTTGAGGCGTATCCTTGAGACGCTGCGCGGCACTAAGGCGGCAGAAAAAAGGGTGGTTGCAGAAAAGCCAACCCAAGACAATCAGGCTAGAGCTATAGAAAGAAAAGCGGTAGATTCTTTCTTGGCCGGAAAGCCACTTGCAGAGCTTGATGGGATAGTCAAGCAGTGGGGTCAATTGATATTTGAGGCACCGCCTGCTAATATCTACGACATATTCATGCGGCAGATTGCGCTTGATATTCTTGCCGCAGAGCAGGACGACGAAGAAGCAATGTTGGTTTTGCTTTTGGCATAAACGGGGAAAACATGACAGACTACGAATTTGCCCAAAGATCGCGCAGAGCATACGAGGTTGCAAAACAGTTGCAGCGCGATGGCTTTGGTTATGAGCGCCTGAGAAAAGCCATTCAAGGCGGCGACAAAGAAGCGGCATCCATATACGCGCAGATCAAGAACAGAATTGGCGGGGCTAATTAATGACAGATCACGAAATAGCCAAGCAAGGCAGCGATGCTAGGCAAGTGCTGGACAATCCAGCTTTTGTCAAAGCAATGGAGCAAATGCATCAACTGGCGCACGAGGCATTTAAGCGCACGAGCATACGGGACGCAGAAGGGCTGAAAATAGCCCGTCAATTTGCTAGCGTCACAGATGATTTTGAGAGCATAATCAAGAGGATGGTTGAAGGCAGCAAACTTGCACAGCTAAATATCGACAAACATCGAGACGAAAGTACTGCAAGGAAGGTCGCTCGCAAGGTTTTCCGGTAGTCGCCTACCATTTTTGGGCCCCCGCAGTGATGCGTGCCCGTACCTGCCTCTGGCGACATGAGGGGTGGGTCAGACAGGAGTACATCCAATGGACGGACAAGCCGAATTGGCCCCGGTCTCTGCCGATGATTTGGCACAGTTTTTGATCGACAACCCCGATGCTGATGGCAGTGGGGCCGAGCCTACTCAAAATCCTGAGCCGCCCGAAGAATCGCCCGAAGTTCAGGCAGAAGCCGAGGCTGAGGATACCGATGAATCGGAAACAGACGACGACAGCCCTGATGAAGAATCGCCAGAAGATCAGGCAAGCGGTCAAAAATTCAAAGTCACCATCAAAGGCGAGGATGGCGCAGATCAGACTGTAGAAGTCGATCAAAAAGAGCTTATTTCGGGCTATCAGCGGCATGCTGACTACACCCGAAAGACCATGGAGCTTGCAAATAGAGAGCAGCAGGCCGTAGAGATTGTGCGCAGCAAAGTAACTGAGGCGCAACAACACTACGTCCAACAAGCGCAGATGGCGCAAGCGCTTGTAGCTCAGTTTGCCGGACTTCGTACGCCCGCGGAAATGCATGAACTAGCACGGGTTGACCCGGCTGGATATGTTGCAGAGCAGGCGCGTCAGGCCCAAGTGCAAAGCATGATTAACCAACTCCAGCAAGGCTGGCAGCAAGAGCAGGCACGCGCCCAACAAGCGCAGCAAGAGCAATTGCAGCAACACCTGCGCAAGGGTTGGGAAGTATTGCAGAGCAAGGGGTTTGACGGCCAGAAACTAACGCAAGTGTTTGATGGCTTTTCCCGCGAATACGGTATCGATAAAGACCGTTTTGCGAATGTCACAGACCCACAGTTAGTCCTAGCTATGAAAGACGCCCTGGCCTACAGGGAGCTGCAAAAGAAAACATCAGAGGCGAAGAAGAAGGTAACGGCCGCACCGTCCGTGCCCAAATCCCAGCCTGCGCCCCGCAACGAAGCGCAAGACAAAAAGCGTGCAGAGCGGTTAAAGACTGGTCGCGGGTCGCGTGATGACCTTGCGGCTTTTATCGCACAACACAATCTTTAAGGAGAACGCCAAATGGCCGTCCCAACCAATACCTATACCCGATACACCGCCGCAACTAACGTGCGCGAGGACTTGGCAGACTTTATTGCCATGCAAGACCCTGAAACCACGCCGATTATTTCCAGTATCGGTAAGGCCAAGGCGATGCAAACCGCGCACGAATGGAACCGTGATGCTCTAGCAGCCCCGAACGCTGACAACGCAGCCATTGACGGCGACGACGCAGCAGCTACAGCGATTACCCCGCCCAACCGCATCGGCAACTACTGCCAGATTTTCCAAAAGACGATCTTTGTATCAGGCCGCGCCGAAGTTGTGGACAAAGCAGGCATGAAGTCTGCCATGGCCTACAACAAGGCCAAGGCTTACAAAGAGATCATGCGCGACATGGAAAAGATGGTCGTGTCAAACAACGTGGCTGTGCTTGGCTCAGGTGTTGCTGCGGCTAAATCTGCTGGCCTTGGCCCGCTGATTTACACCAACGCAAACCACGGCGCAGGCGGCTCTACCGTTGCCCACACCTCTGGCTATGCTACCGTGGCTCCAACCGCTGGCACCCCGCGTGCGTTTAGCAAGACAATCTACGACGCCGCCTGCCAAACCACATACACAAACTCAGGCCAAGTGCCAGAAGCCGTGTATATGGGCCCTGCGCACAAGGTGCTGGCCTCTACCTTTACCGGTATTGCCCAAAACCGCTACGAAGTCAAAGGCACCAACCAAGGCGCGATCATTGGTGGCGCAGACGTGTATGTGTCCGACTTCGGCGCTATGACCCATGTCCCTCACTACATGATGGCTGGCAGCACCAACATCTTTGGTTTGAAGCGTTCTGAGCTAAAAATTGCCTACCTGCGCAGCTACCAATCCAGCGAGTTAGGTAAGTCTGGCGACAGCATGAAACAGCAATGCTTGGCAGACGCCACGCTGCGCGTTGAAGCTGAAAAGGCTTGCTTCAAGATTGCTGACCTGTCAGGCGGTTAATCAGTAACCATCCCCGGTGGCCCATAAAGCTGCCGGGGTGTTTGTTGGGGTGGAATATGGATTTTGGACATTTTGCAGTTGACGAAGGTTTCGACCCAAACACTGGCGTGCGCACTCAATACATTTTTGAGGGCGACCAAGTGGTGTGCAAAAAGACCTACGACGCCCAGCCATACCTCGAACGCGCCGCAGCCATGCGGGCTAGGAACGAGGGCAAGGGCTGGGGAGAAGGCCGCGAGGTTGGAGTTATCCCGCCGTGGGAGTACAGCCGCATCATGCAATTGGACGAATCAAAACGTGAAGGCGCTATGAAAGTGTTCTTCAAAGAAAACCCGGCCTTTTTGGCCTATGACAAGTACATCCTATGAACTGGGGCGAACTCAAAACAGCGGTGCTTGCTTATGCCCACCGTGTTGGCGACATAGAGCTTACAGCCTTGCTGCCTACATTCCTTTCGCTGGCTGAGGACAGAATCTACTCAGGCGAGTCAAACTCACCCAAGATCAGAGTAGCGGCTATGCGCCAGTTCGCGCAATTGGCTAATGGCACGCGCCCCGCTGGATTTTTAGAGGCCATCAAAGTTGCGGAAGCAGACAGCCCAGAAAAGCCATTGCTCTACGTCCCAATGGACAAAATGCCGCAAGAACGCCGGGCTTTTAGCTGGGATGGCGAAACGCTGGTTTTGTCCGATGACCAAGGCTTCCCGGTTGACCTGACCTACTACGCCAAACTCACCACGCCATCGGCAGATATAGACACCAATTGGCTGATGGATAACCATCCGCGCTTATACCTGTCCGCGATGTTGGTAGAGGTTGCCCGCTACACCGTTGACGGCGAAATGGCGGCACGCGAGATTTCCAACTACGCGAGCGCGGCACAAACAGTAAACAGCACTGACAAAGCAGCCCAAATGAGCGGGTCGCAAATTGTCATGCGCAACCGTATGGGGTACTAAATGTCCGTCGAAACCGCAAGCCACATAAGCCAGCTAAATACATCTTGGCCCCAAGCTGTTGACCTAATCAGCGAGGGCGACGACCACATCCGGCTTATAAAGACCGTCCTAAAGACGCAGTTCCCGAACTTTGGCACAAATGCAATTACTGCCACAGCCGCAGAGGTCAACTACCTTGTTGGTGTAACAAGTGCTATCCAAACTCAGATAGATGGCAAGGCTGGCACTGCGGGCCCAACCTTTACGGGCACGGTAACGCTGCCCAGCACGACCAGCATCGGTACTGTAAACAGCACCGAGCTAGGCTACTTGGATGGTGTCACTAGCTCAATCCAAACACAGATCGACAGTAAGGGTGCTATTGCCGGGCAGACATGGACTGGCACTCACAACTACACCGGCGCCTCGATCACCGTTCCGACTGCAACGGCGGGTGATTCAAGCACAAAGGCCGCAAGTACGGCGTTTGTTGCTGGCGTGGCGTTTAACACAGCCCTTCCCGCTCAGGCTGGTAATGCTGGCAAGTTTGTCAAAACAGACGGTACAAACGCATCATGGGACTGGCCCGAGCTTGAACTTAATTTCATCTCCACAAGCACCACTGCGGTTGCTGGTAAGCACAACGTAATCACTGCGGGCGGCATTACTGTGACTATACCGACATTAGCGGCTGGGGTGCCCTGTGCATTCACCAATGCATCAGACACGATCACCCCGATTTTGGATTGGGGCACTACAAAGTTTAGGGGGCAAGCATCCCCCGGCTTGATGACGCTAAACAGTAAATCCGCATCCTTTTTGATTAAAGGCACTGGCAACGCAACCTTGGGGAATGTATGAGCAATTTTTCTGATTACTTCGGTGGCTCAGGTGGTGGCGGCATTCCGCAGCAACGGGTATTCACCGCGTCTGGCAGTTTTGTCACGCCCAAGGATACGGCTTATCTAATCACGGCCATCGGTGGTGGCGGGTCGGGTGGTGGGGGTAGCAACCGTAGGGGTGGAGGCGCTGGCGGCCTTGCTCAAACATATATTGAGCTTGCTGCGGGGGTGACCATCAGCTACACAATTGGAGCGGGAGGTGCGCTGGCCATATCGGCCAACGGCAACCCAGGCGGCACAACCACCGTCACAGCAACTGGCCTTACTACGATGACTGCCAACGGCGGGGCTGGTGGTACGACCACTGGCGCGGCTGCTGGTGGCACTGCAAGCGGCGGCACTTTGCTTAATGTCACTGGTGGTGCTAGTTCAGACACAAACTACAGCGGCGGTGGTGCTGTTGGTGTTTATGGCACATCCTACCCAAGCACAGGTGCACAAGGCGCTGGCACTGGCGGGTCTGCTGGTCATGCTCTTTTCCCAGAAGCGGCGGGCCTAAAGACTGGCAACAATAATTTTGCCGTTATCAATGGCCGGATATTGCAACCTGCTGGCAGGCTAACATCTGTTGCCGGGACTACAGAGCCTGGGGCTGGTGGCAATACTGGTGAGCCGGGCGGCGTGTTTGCCGGTGGTGGTGGCAACGCAAGTGCTGGTGG